GACAATGTAGGTGCTTCCGCTGCTGTGGTCAATACGCAACACTTGTTGTATAACGGTGCCCGCTCCAGTTGTCAAGCGCTCCAAATCTGTCGCCAGCTTGTTTGCCACCGTGCTGGCTCCAGCACCATAGTCGGCCTGTGGGTTGTCGTATTGTACCTCCACCACTGGTAACGTGATGTTGCTGAAGCTAGAACCCAAGCCAAAACGCTCTATGGTGTATTCTCTGCGGTTTGCGTTGTACTCAAATTCGAACATGGCAAAGTCTTTGGCGCCTTGCGTCAACATGTTGTATGGATATACATAGGTGTTGACGTTGCGTGCGTAGAATGTGCCGCGCTGTATCAGCGTAGGCAACTGGGTATTGGCTAAGATCTCACGCACGCCCAGGCGGTGAATGGGATAAGCTGTAGCCGTTTGACTGCTGACGTGCTGGCTACCGACGTCAAAGCTGCCACTGTACCAATTCACCGACACGTTACCTGTTATCACGTTGTCTTGCTCAATCTCTACTTGATTGTTCGCGCTCGTGATTGCGGTATATACCGCCGCGTCTCCTGGTCCCTGACCTACTTGCCCATAAAGGCCACGGAAAATGGGATATAAGAAGTCTACTGTAACGTTCGAGGTCTCATCAGAACCAAAGCCACCAAAGACACGATAACGGAAAGAAGCGTCAAGACCTACTTGATCACTTGGCAGGCCTGTGGTCTGTATCTGCTGGAAACCTGTACCAATGTCCAAACCGTTTGCGGCTTGGAATTGAGCCAAGACTAATGTGTATGTGCCAGCGGTGCCGCTCCAACCACTATTGGTATAGTACTGTGTTCCTACTTGGAAGGTGATGTCAGCACGCAACAGGAAGTTGTTTGCTGGGTTCTCTGCAACACTCTCAGCGGCAATCTCAATGACTGTGGCCAACTCTATCACGAATTCTTGACCGCTGAAATAGGTGATGTTCAGATCACTAAAGCTTAGCTGTGCGCCGCCGGTGTTGAACGTAGCGCCAAAGTCAGCCAGATAGAAAATATTGGTGTTGCCTTGGTACGGCCTGCGGCGCGTGACCTTCTTTATTCCTGGGGCGTAGCTGATGACGCCACCGGCCTGCTTCACGAATATTGTGCTGTCTATGGTTTGAGCGAAGTTGCTTGCAAAATTCGCCTTGGTCAGCGCGGTGATACTTTCGGCGGTGCGGTTCTTCAATATTCCAAACATCTCTGGATCTGTGCCAATCGCATCGCCTTGCTGTTCACGTAACCAAAGGTTGTAAGGCATAAACCACCACTTGCCTTCAGCCATGAACACACGCGCATTGAATGTGATGCACAGGCTGCGCAGCAGTTCCAAGATTGTAGGATACTTAACAGTGTTAGTGGTATCGTCGTAGATGGCAGGATAGAAGAACCCAGTTTCCTCCAGGTAATCGGTGCCACTGAAGCCGTCAACCTCAAAGTCATTGAAATACCGCAAGAATGGGTCTGTAGTATCAAAGAGTGTAAACGTGCGTGTATAGCTTAAACACGCCCAGATAGCGCCAGCAATGCCGTCAGGCAAACTGTCATCTAGAAATTCCTCTGTGGTCAGCTTATCTAGATGCGCCAAGTCATCAGCCGCCACCAACGTCACCGGCGTGGGGCTGGGTTCATCAAGCTGTTCTATCTGCTCGGTGAGCAATACGCCGCGCCAATAAAGTTCAGGCGTCACCGCGTCAGGATCGCGGATAATCTCTATCAAGAATTGCCCTTCTTCGCCTGATGGTATGGTGCTATTTAGGAACGTCTCAAATCCTGACGTCTCATTGAACACAGTAAAGGAAACGCTGCTCCCAAGAATGGGTTCAAACTTGCTTTCGTTGTTGCCCTTGTAGGATAGCGTAAAGCCATCACTGGCCAAGTTCAACTCAATCGGCGTGCCACCAGGGAACACCGTGTCATCAATGTTGATGCGCCATTCTTCACCTTGCTCATCGGCGAACTCTGCAAAAAACTTGGTAGCCATTAGAAGGAACGTAAACGGTTACGGTCGATAGCGCTGCGCTCATTGGTCAAGAGAATGTCTTGGCCACGGATCACGCCTGTGACCTGAACTTGATTGCCGCCCATCATATCGCGCAGCTTGTTCAGCGGTGCGACAACCTCTGGATTGATACTGCTTGTGCCTGGTCCCTCGCCGACCATTGCCAAACTAGCGCCGGTGAAAAGTCCACCGTCGGCCATCTGTGGAATGCCGCCCAAGCCCATGCCGCCCATCATAAATCCTTTGAATCCACCCAGCGCCTTACCACCAGCGCCGCCAGTCAACAAGCTGATAGCACCAAATGCAGCCGCCAAGGCAATGGCTTTCTTTAGCAGGTCTTCCAGCATCTTCTTAACTACCATGTGAAAACCTTGGCTCTTGTCTTTAATGTTGGCGAAGGCGGCTTCGGTGAGTTGGCTGGTGATGTTGAATGCCGCTCCAATATTCTGCGCAGCGAAGGCGGCTTGTTGAAGCAGGTGTGTGCCGTGCTGTATGCGTTCTTGATCATCCTCATTTAGGAACTCTTCTTCTGCCAATACAACTTCTTTAATCTCTCCGCCTACCTGACCATAGGCATCGCGCAATCCTTGCGTAGCTACAGCTAGGTCTTCTGTGCCGACAACGTTTTGAAACGTAGTCTGTGCCAGTCGCTCTTGTTCTTCGCGCAGTGCAGCCGCGGCGTTGAACCTAGCTTTGAATTCCTCTGCCGTTTCTGGTGTTGCAGTTGTGCCCGTTGTTGTCGGTGCCTCTGGTAACGTCGACAAAGAAGTTCCAGCCATACTGAACGCTTCCAAGACACGCTCATACATCGCGGCCGCGCCTTCGTAGTGCCGCGCTGCTGCTTCAGTACCTAGGTCTTGTTTCAGTGCGAAGGCAACATCTTTGGCCGCCATCGCTTCATCATGCAAGGCCTCTATGTTGCCTTTGTGCGCGTCACGTAGCTTAACGGTTATATCGTAGACCTCTTCACGCGATTTCACTAGGTCATCATCAGTGGCAGACATGCGCTTGATCTGATCGGTGAAGTCCTCAAGCGTATTGCTTACCGCGTCTAGCAATCCAGACTTCTCAGAAAACTCACCGAGCGCCAAGCCAATGTTGTCCATAGCCGTTGATAGTCTACCGTCAACAGTCTCTGACAGGTTGGCCATAGCGTCATTGGCGAAGCCACCTTCAGCGGCCATCTGCGCAAGCGCCTCATTGAACTCACTGACCTTAACCGAGCCAGCACCAAACTCCATATTGGCATCACCCGTGACGGTGCGCAGCTGGTCGAAGATGGGAATGCCGCGTTCAGCAAGTTGGTTGAGGTTCTCCAACTCTACCTTGCCTTTGGCCTGAACCTTGGCAAAGATGGCCGCAATGTCACTGATACTATTACCTGATGCCGCGGCGATGTCACCGAGCATACGCATGCGGTCGGTTACATCATCGACACCAACACCGACAGCAATCAACTGCCGTGCAGAGCGGCTGACTTCCTCCAGGCGAAATGGTGTCGACGCAGTGAACTTGTTAAGCTTGTCGACCATAGCTGCGGCCTGATCGGCGCCGCCCATGATGGAGCGGAAACCAACCTTCAGCGTCTGCAGTTCCGCACCTTTCTTAATCAGTGTGCCGACGCCAGCAACCAGAGCGGTACCAACGGCAGTGGCCAAGCTTCCAGCCAACGCAGATATTTCACCGAAGTTCCTGTGAAAGTTGCCTTTGACGCGGCGCAGGTCTGCATTGAGTTTGGTCAGGCCTTTTTTTTCTAGGCCTATTGTGACCTTTAGATCTTTAAGTTTTGCCATTGCTGTGCCCCTTTAATACTTGGCGCAACATGTTGGCGTGCGCCTTGCTCTTTTTAGGTTTCTTTTCCCATGGGAAGATAGCTAGGTCACGCGGCTTGATTGACTGACCTTTCTTGGCGTGTGGTGATAGCATCAACGTAGCCAGCCAGCGCGTGCGTTCCCAGTCGGCCTGCTGCCTGACCTCTTCGAGCTGGTGGAAACCTTCTGCGGCCAAGATGAACTCATGCAACGTCAGGTTATAAAAAGAGATGGGGTCAAGCCCTATTTGGCCCAACCCCACCTTGATACAATCTTCTATGGTTAACGGCTTGCCGCTACCTTTTTTTTTCCGAGCCAGCACCCAACATGCCGGCTACTGCCTCACCAAGCGCCTCGAGATCGCTTAGATCTATAAGGCCAAGGAAGTCGTCTAACGTCCACTTAAAAGGAACATCAGCACTCTTGGCACCGCTTTGGGCCATGAAGTACACCAGTGTTCCAATCTCTACAACATCGTCAGAGAGGTTGCCCAACTCTATGCCTGCTTCTTTCTTAGCGTTAGCCAGGGCGCGCATATCGCACCGCAAGGTGAATTCCTTGCCTGAAAGAGTCAGCTTCATTAAGCGACTACCTCAGTGATGGCACCCGTCACCTCCAGCGTAGCGCTGTAAGTCACGTTGTCTTCTGTGCCTGCGCTAATCTCAAGGCTCGTTACAAAAGCGTCGCACTCATAGTGGTAATCATCACTAGCCCCATCAAGACCAAAGATGACGTGAGTGGTAGCACGCGAATTCAACACAGCAAAGAGGTCAGCACCTGCACCGCCTGCATTGTCATCATCTACAAGGCCGCTGATGCTGATGCTTGCCGACCGCGTAGACTCCAACAGTTCACGAAAACCGCTGCTGTCTTTCGTGGTTATATCGCGCGTCTCCATGCTGATGGAGATGCTGCCTTCTGTCTGATCAGGAACGGCCACTTCTGAACCGTCGGCACCGATCTTCAACAGGAATACTGTACCGTTAATGATAGCCATTACTTCTGTGCTTTTTTGCTTTTACCGCTGATAGTCTGGATGATAATGCGAAGGTACCCAACCACCTGGTCATCACGCTTTGAAGGCGTAAGCGATACATACACATCCAAGGCGCCAAGTATGGCAAGAGCAATGATTGCCCAGTTCTCGAAAATCAATTCCATGACAGCAATTTAGATAGAATCACCGAACCAACCTGCCGCTTCTGCTTCCTCTTGTGTCAAGATTTCAGAGTCGCTAGGCATCAGATACTGGAACATCACCACCGGTGACGTGCCGATGTAGTACGTCATAGCGTCGCGCTCTTCCTGCGTGAGCTGTGGGAACAAAGCTATGAGCGCATGC